ACTCAACTAAGTTGCCTAAGCTTACTGTGCGTTACAACGCCCGCAAGTACTGGGGTCTTGGGAAGGGAATCAAACTTCACACCGTGGATGGACTCATTGACACGGATTCTGGGGTCCATACCCCTTACGACGAGACGGACGACCTGTCGAAGTACAAGTACAATCCGACCTACACTTTGTGGGCGGCCTCGACCGATGCTGACACTGGAGACCTCAAGTTCACGGTCATGATGGAGTACGTTTGCCTCTTCTTTGGCCGTATCAAGCCAATCGAGGACTAACTGAGGCGGAGGCGATAGCCGGGAGCCTCCCTCTCTTCAGGGAGTGAGCGAAGCGAACGGAGCGTGGAGCGCGAAGCGCGAACGCATTGATTTTGGTAATTGGGGCAATAGTACCAATAGTACCAAAAGAAACATATTAGGATTTTCGGAGTGACAGCGCGAGCGCCTTAAAATCCTTAATTTCAAAATTGAAATTTTACAAATCTAAACTAGGTTCTTGTTTACGATTTCACGAATGTCCCAGCGATCAGCAGACATGAGTGCTTTGTTTGGCGGCTCGTTCGCAAAGACAAAGACATGAGGAGGCATCATCATCAGCTCCTGTATCTTGCCGTACATGGCTGATTCGACATCGCCGTTCTTGACGGCTTCAATCGTCGAGTAGATCGCCTCGATCGCCTCCTCCTTGCCTCTGGTCCTGGGCATGTCCATGACATATGCCCGGAAGGGGCCCTTGGCCACGACCATCGTCTTCAACTGAGTGGCGTTCCCAAAGCAGATGCTCAGCACTTGCTTGGTGTACTTCAGCCACTTGACGAGCTTGGACTTCCCTTGGCATCCTTTCTTCGCCCAGATCCAGTTGATCGTACGATCGTCTGGCTCTTTTGCGAGCAGGTCGAGCATCGTCTGCTGCCACGGAAGCGGATTCTTCATCATCAGAAGATCCTGGCCAGAGTAAATCGGATGGTCGGCCCACGGACCCGCCGTACGTGTCTCCTTCTTGGTGCAGTAGCTGAAAGATCCACTTTCGCTGCTCATCGGAGACAGTGTCAGTCCACTTGATGGGACTTGGGCGTTTGAGAGAAGCCATGTCTTCCTCTTCCTTGCCTCCAAAGCCATACTGCCTTGGTAGTGGCGACGGCCGGTCGACTCGCCCTTTTCCGCCTGGAAAACCCACTTCTTTGCGCCCCATCTCTTGAGGGCCGCAATCACCATCGTATGACATGGTAACTTGTCGGTCGATGTCTCGTTTAGGGTGAAACTCCATCTGAACAGTGCAGCAGCTTGTTTTGGCATGAGCAATGAGGGAAGTAGTGCGAATGGTTGAATGAGGGGGGTTACCCCGATTGGTTGTCATACACTCATATGACACAAGTTCTCAACTGAGTAACGAAAACACCACCTGGCCTAACGTTTAACAAAAGTACCACTTTCACCTAACGTCAAAACGGAAGAGCGCAGGAACCCAGAATGGGTCGTTCCTACCAGCGCCGACGGAACTACGGAGCCAAACGCAAGTACGGGTACGGGAAGTCAACGCGTTCGCGCCGCTCTCGGGCATCTGTTCCGACGACGAAGCGTTCTCGCTATGTTGTGCGTCGTCGCACTGCTCGTCGACGCACTTTTAACGTCGCGCGCTTGTCCGTCCCTCGAGGACCTGTAGAGCACTACAAGCTCGTCAAGCTGCGCTATGCTGCTCACTTCAACCTCAACTGTGGCAGCACCAACGACTATTGGAGCAACGTTCAGTTCAGAGCTGACGACATCTTCGACCCCGACGTTGCACTCGGCGGGCACCAACCTCAAGGCAGGGACCTGATGTTCACTCAGTACGACAAGTGTGTCATTGTCGGGTCCAGTTGCACGATGCAAGCGGTTCCTACCCGCAGCGAGATTGCGGTCAACACTGGTTCAGTCAACACACCATGGCCTAACGCCATGTGGGGAATGTGCATGCGCCCTGAGAACGATCACGATCTCGCACGCGGCTGGAAGGACGTGGTCAAGCGAGGAGCTCAGCATCTTACACCTCACACCATTTGGGAGAACGGAGATGACAAGATCATCAACATGAGTTACACTCGTGCCAAGTTGCCACAGGCACACACCAACTCAACTAAGTTGCCTAAGCTTACTGTGCGTTACAACGCCCGCAAGTACTGGGGTCTTGGGAAGGGAATCAAACTTCACACCGTGGATGGACTCATTGACACGGATTCTGGGGTCCATAC